GTACGGTCTGTTGTACATATCCTTGAGGGTTTGTAATGATGTATGTTTGGGCTTCTGACTGCACCGACCAGCCGCCAATAGTAAATCCTACTAAAAAAATAATCAGTTCTTTCATCACTTATTCCTTGGTGGTGGGGTTACTTGTACTCCGTATGTGAAGCGGTAAATCGTGTACTTTCACCCCGTTATCAGAATGGCACATCATCCTTAAATTCTTTACTAACCTGCTGCGTAGGAATTGCTTTATCTTCTGGTGGATTTAGATAAGCCAGTAAACCACCGTCTTTTAGGGCAAACAACGGTAAGGTCTCGATTTTAAGCATGAGTCCGTGTTTAGTGTCCATGATTACACCAATGCTTGCGTACCGTTTTTTCATCTTGCCATCGGCTTTATCTTCGTATTCCGATACGGCTGCTTTTACAAAATATTGAATTGCCATTATTGATTCTCCATAAGTTTTACTTCTGCTGCGACTTCATTTAGAAAAAGTTGTATTTCTGCTTCCATGTACAAGATAAACTCAGGGTCTCTAGGTACATTAACTATCAACAGTTGACTGCGTTCCGGCATCCGTGGGTCAAAAGATACAAAATCGCACCACTTAGCCCCAGTCACCGCCATTTGAGCCTGCATCTGAATAAAGTACTTTTTAGGTGGTTCTTTAGCCTTAAAGTATTCCCAATGTGTGGCTGAATTTGGGCATTTTATTTCGATGAGGTTTTCACCAACCAGTCCGTCAGGTGAACATCCAAACCCCTCAATCGTAGGATGGTCAATAAAAGCCACTTGGTCTACAAAGTTACCTGTTTTGACTTCGTATGCGACTCGAGCCTGAGGTTCAGTATTAGTTCCCCATTCCATTGCGGCATTGGTATATGATTCCTCTATGGTCTTGGTGGTTCTTTGCAAGGCAAGCTCAATCAGATAGTTTTGCCTACTAGCTGAGGGGCCAGTCTTTGTCCTCGCAAGGATGTCGGCTACCCTAGATGCGGTTACTTTACCCCTGCGGAGTTCGTGCCATTCTGGTGTGCCCTGTTCAATCATTTACGAGCCTCTCTTTCTTTGCGTAGTATTTCATCAAACATGGCTTTAAGCTCCCAACTCTGCTTTTTTGGCATCTTTTGCTGCTGAAATCGTGGCAACTGCGGATTTATCTTTTGAGATGGCGCTATACGCTTTTCCATAAGTAGCTTTCAGTTCGTCAATGGTTTTGCAGTCGTTAATTGAACCTACCCACAACTTAGTTTCTGCAGACAAATCTACAGGTTCTTCAGTAGGAATGTCCTCACCGGCATAGATGTACAGTCCGATACCATGTAACGCAATCGCTTTAGCCAGGCAACGCTGCATTGCAGTATTGACCGCAAACGCATCTGGGTTAGCAATGGCCTTGTTTTGTGCATTTAGGACAGGTAACTGGGCAGTCATAGTCTTACCAAATGCGGTAACTGAGCAAAATACCATCAAAGTATCACCAAACTGCATAGGTGACTGGTATTCCCATGTTGCCATTTGGTCTGCTTGCAGCAGTTGGTCAACCGCCCAAGCCCATGAAAGATAGGTAAATTTACCCTTCTTTTCTGTGTGTTCGTTTACATTAATCTTGCGTAGTTCTAAATATGACATCACTTACTCCTTATTGGTTATCTAATACTGCATCTGTGGCAAAACGCTCTTGGTACTCGTATGAAAGATTCCATAACTTACGGCCTAAAGCCATAAAGTCACGCTTTTCTAACATTTCTTCTAATTGAGCTACAACTTCAGGGTCTTGTACACCTTCAAATGCTTCGCAGAAATTACCCCAGTTGCAAGGGTTATATTCGTCTTTCATAAGTTCTGCGACTTCGCATTGGAACTCGTCTGAGTCCGTGTAGTCATCTTCGGGTTCGTAATACGCATCGTGTCTAGACATACCCATGTTAGACCCCCATTGCAAACATCGCACCCAAAAATGCACCTAAAACCATGGCGCAGAGTACATCAAAAAATGTTGGTTTCATTTAAGCCACCTCTAACATTTTGTCTACAAAGTAAAAATCACCACTAATAGTGCTAAAGGGTGTTGCTCGGTCTGTATCTAAACCTTCAAATCTTCTACCTGTTTTCAACAAACCGCCATTGTGTTCATAACCCAAAGCATCTGTAACCTCAAAGTAACAGTCATAGGTTACCCAGCCAATTAATGTGCCAAACTTGTCAAACAATGAAGTGTGTTTAGAAAAATAATAGCTAGGGTCTTTAATAAAGCCGCCATGGGCTAAAACTTTGATTGCTTCTTTTAGTTTATATGTTTTCATCACTTACTCCTTAAACTGGAAAATCATTGTTTGCAAAAGACTTGAAAATATCTACCATTCTTAGAATGTCTTTGAGCGGCATTGTTTGGCCGGTAGCTTCTTTAACGATGTCACGGATGTCCTCAACCTGAGACTGTGTGATTTCGTATCTGTCTGGGGTTGTCCAAACATACTCTGCGTAACCTTCTTTGTCGATTCCTATGTTCATCACTTACTCCTTTACTTGGTTTAAAAAGTACTGCATGGGTAAACTTTACCATACCAAAACATTCCGTCAATACTTTTTTTAATTTTTTTTAATTAATTTTGTTGCTTTGTCGCACAAATTTATGTTATCGTTTTTTTAAAGGGGGATTTATGGAAGAAATTAAACAACTTTTACAGTTGGAATTTGGCACTTTAGACGAGCTTTCTAAGCGGATTGGAGTACGAAATTCTGCGGTTTATCAATGGGTTGCAAGAGAGCAAATACCCATTCGTCATCTAAGGAAATTAAGAGAGTTATCAGAGGGTCGTTTAACCAACGAAATGCTTAGACCAGACCTATTTAAAAAGGACTGAAATGAACTTTTATCCTTTTCACATAGGGGATTACATCAGTCATACAAGTCATTTGACCGATGAGGAAGATTTGACTTATAGACGGATGATTGACCTTTATTACATGACTGAAGTTGCATTTCCTAATGATGCCGCATGGGTAGCTCGTAGAGTTAAATCTAATCCAGCAATCGTATTGACATTACTTAATGAGTTTTTTGAACTAGAAAAAGATGATTTATGGCATAGTTCTAGGGCTGATAAGGAAATTGCAAAGTATCAATATTTGCAAGAATCAGGTAAAAAAGGTGCTGAAAAACGATGGGGTAATAGGGATGCAAAGGATACCAATAGCCCACCCATTAGCCCCCCTATTGCCACCCCAATAGCAACCAAGACCAAGAACCAAGACCATATAACTACACCTGACGGTGTTTCTAGTGATTTGTGGTCTGACTTCATAGCTTATAGGAAAAGACTTAAAGCACCTGTAACCAATAGGGTAGTAACTAGGTTGATAAAAGAATCTAAAGATGCAAACATGACTTTAGAACAAGCAATAGAAACAATGATTTTTAAAGGTTGGCGCAGTTTTGATGCAACATGGATTACTAAAGAAGTTAAACCTAAACAAGCATGGGAGTAAGTGATGATTGGACATAACCAAATAATTGCAATGCGTATGGCCGGTAACAAACCTAAATCGGTATTTGTGCAGTTTGGCAAGACCTTTAACGCAGAAAAAGATGTATCTGACGGAATTATTCCTACAGTCTGGATTGACGATAGAGACCATCAAAAACTGGTGGATTTGAGTTGGGCTAAAGACCTAAACATCCAACTTATGCCTGGTAAGGACATTGTCCAGTTTACAAAGTGGTGGATTGCTTTGGTAGATGCAGAAGTCAATACAATCATCGGTCTTGATAACGATGGAGACATTAATGTTTATAGAAAAGGATGATATTGACTGGTTGAAATACAGCCAGGAAACCAATGTTAAACGCAAGATTAGGGAAAAGTCCGACTATCAAGGGTCTTTGGATGACTACTTTGCAGGTAATTTGTACGCTAAAGGGTGTGCATTACCGTGGGAAAAGGCTAAAAATATCTCAATTAGACCGTCTGAAGTCAGTCTTTGGGCTGGCGTAAACGGACATGGAAAGTCGTTGTTACTGGGTCAAGTCGTACTTGGATTGGTAGAACAGGGTCAAAAATGCCTAATTGCCAGCTTTGAGATGCGCCCAGAGATTACTTTGGCTCGTATGGCAAGACAGGCTGCAGGTCAGAAAAGACCTAGTCCTTTTGCAATCCAATCTTTTTCTAATTGGAAAAAAGACCAACTTTACCTATACGACCATCACGGAATGATTGATGTGCAGCAAATGCTTGCAGTTTGCCGGTATGCCACTACAGAATTAGGAATTACCCAAATCGTCATAGACAGCCTTATGAAGTGCGTTAAGGGTGAGGATGATATGAATGGTCAAAAGGACTTCGTAAACGCTCTATGCGCCCTTTCAAGGGATTCTGGAGTGCATATACACCTAGTTCATCACATGAGAAAGGGAAGTGATGAGAAATCCATAGGTGGAAAGTTTGATTTAAAGGGTTCAGGCTCAATTACCGACCAGGCAGACAATGTGTTTATTGTTTGGAAAAACAAGGAAAAAGCGCAGATTGTTGCAGAAAACCCCCATCATTTTGATAGAGAAGTACCAGATGCAGTCTTAGTCTGTGAAAAACAACGAAATGGTGAGTGGGAAGGCAAAATGAAACTGTGGTTTGACTATAAAAGTCAACAATACATTCAAGAAGCAGATACACCCATTCACAACTATTTAGGTCAATAATGCACAAGTTTCCATATAACTGGACTTTAAAAGATGCAGTCTTTACCAAAGACAAAGGTAAAGTGTTTTCTTGTTTCTCTTGTGGTGGTGGCTCTACTATGGGTTATAAACTAGCTGGGTTTGATGTCTTAGGGTGCAACGAAATAGACCCAAAGATGATGGCAGCGTATGTTGAAAACCATAACCCTAAATACTCGTTTTTAGAACCAATCCAAAACTTTAAACTTCGCAATGACCTACCAAAAGAACTCTACAACCTAGATATTTTGGATGGTTCACCACCCTGTTCTAGTTTCTCTATATCCGGCAACAGGGAAGCAGACTGGGGTAAAGAGAAGAAGTTTAGAGAGGGTCAAACAGAACAAATCCTAGACACCCTGTTTTTTGATTTCATTGACCTGGCAAAGAAACTACAACCTAAAGTCGTAGTTGCAGAGAATGTCAAAGGCTTGTTGCAAGGTGATGCAAAGTCCTATGTTTTGAAGATTTATGAGGATTTTGATGCTGCAGGGTACATGGTTAAACACTTTTTACTTGATTCTTCAACGATGGGAGTACCGCAAAAGCGAGAAAGGGTGTTTTTTCTGGCAATTCGTAAGGATATTGCAGAACCATTTTTGTACCAAGAGGATATGTTTACCGTCTCCCCAAAGATAGATATGACCTTTAAAGAACCTGAAATTAGGTTTGGTCAGATTATTGACGAAAACGACAATACAGAGACTTTATCCAAACTAGATGGGGAAC